AAGGCACTAAGATAATCCTCCTCTTCGGAGAGATTATCTAGGTCTACACCCATCTCTAAGAGTATTTCTATTGGATCAGTAGTAGTCCTAGATGCCATTCTATCCGGTGGTTTGTTTTAACTTTTCTTCTTCAAGATGTTGTTGTAATAGTGCTACATAGATATCACGTTCCCATGGTATCATATTTTCAATCTCCGTTAATGAGTATTTATGATACTGTATTAGAGCGAAATTTAATTTAAGATATGATTCAAGGTTCATATGAACCATGCCTACGCGAAAAAAGATGCTAATCCCTCAAGCACAACTTCACTGTCAACCTTTGTGACGGGATTGGTAACGGGAACAGTGTGTGATAACTTAGGCATTGTCTCAAAGAACTTTTCAATACCCTTAAATTGTGATGAATTCATAGATTCAAGAAATTCATTGACTTCTTTCTTTGTACAATCAGCAGATGCCCATACTTCATCCTCACTACAGATAGAGTCAATACAAGATGCGATCAATTCAAATGATTGATCCATCTGATTTTTATCCGTAAAATCAAAATTATTTTTGATAAATTGATCAAGTGAAGGATACTTCATTACGAGGGTGAGTTCATCATTTAATTTGACTTTAGTATCATGATCATCATTCTTTTGAATTTGAATGTCATCAATATTAATAGTCACAGGAACTTCTGTCTGACCATCATCAGGACAAATAATATTTACTTCAATCTCTTCACCAACGGACTTGCCACGAATGTTGAGGAACAAATATTCAATATCAAAAGTAGGAAGTGATTCTACTTTAATACCTTTTGTCTTGATACAATTTTTGATAACATTTTTGATTGCTGTTGTAATCTGTTTTGTATCTTCACTCTCTAAAGCGATAACCAGAACCTTCTCCTCCTTTACAAGGAAAGGTCTATATTGAATTGACTGTCCTGTAGATGGCAATTCAAGTTCATACGTTGGTGTAGCAATCTTTGGTAATGGCATGATGTCCTATAGATGTTCAGTGTGATTATTTAGTGGAAAATGCTGACTTTAAATTAATAGCTGATGAGAAATCAATTGGAGGATTGGGATTATTATATATGCTACTATAGTCAGTTTTTATCATGTCACCATAATTAAGATCTCTAGATTTTAGATTTACATTAAACTCACTTTTATTTGCTGGTGTTGTTTTTGATTGAGTTGATGTTTCTGAAGAAGTTGTTCTTTGAACAATGTATCTAATGTATGACATAGAAACTGTACACTTCAAAATATTTGAAGTGTCGTAAGAAACTGGCATTGAATTAATAGCAATCGGAAATGCTCTGTAAAATTGATACTCTAATTGTTGTCCAGTTTGTTTCCAACTTGCACTCTCTTTGGACTTATAATCTTTTTCAAATTTAATTACTTTAAGTCCCTGATCAGCAGTGTAGTCATCCGCATAATTCATTCTATAAAAATAATTTGATGCAGATGGAGTGTTATCATTTATAGTTCCAGCTCCACTAATATATTTAATCCACGATTCAAAAAACATAATGGGTAGATATTGTTCTACATCAACATAAAAAGTCAAATTAATCCTATCATCAAAAACTTTTCTATGAGCATGTCTCTCAGTGACACCACTACGATCATTATTAATTTCAAATACAGCAGTGCTAGATCCAGGAAGAGATGCTTCTGCACATAAAAGATTTAAAGTTTCTTGAGAACTTGCCCAAGTAACACCTTCCTCCTGCAAAAACTGTCTAAAAGCAGAGTCACTTCCCTCATTGGTTGGTAAGGGAACCTCCACATAAAAGATTGATGTTAAAGATGGTCTTAATATTGATGACTTTAAGTCAGCAACTTGTTTTATACTAGGCATCTATAAATAGTTCTTACCTTATATACTATGTATGGGAGAAAGTATAAAAAGTAAATACAAACCATCCTTTCCTCAAAAATACAAAGGCAACGTTGAAAATATTATATGCCGTAGTAGTTGGGAAAGAAAATTTTGTCGTTACTGTGACCTAAACGAAAACATTCTTGAGTGGGGCAGTGAAGAATTTTACATTCCATATGTCTCTCCGATTGATAGAAAAGTCCATCGTTACTTTCCAGACTTTATTATAAAAGTAAAAGAGAGTTCTGGTCAAGTCAAAACTTATGTGATTGAGGTAAAACCAAAGAGAGAAACTTTACCACCAGTACCCGGAAAGAAACAAAAGAAAACTTTGATCAGAGAATGTAAAACTTACGCAGTAAATCAAGCAAAGTGGAAAGCTGCTGTTGAGTTTTGTGCAGATAGAAGAATTCAATTCAAAGTAATCACAGAAGACGAACTGGGAATCAAATGAATCGTATCGAACCTATACGACAAGACATTCAATCTGAAACTGATGTTGAAGATAGAATGGAGTTGATAATGTACGCACTGAATGATACTGTAAAACCAATACCTGAAGAGGGAAACATTTGTACTTTCAAATATTATGCAAAGACTCCTAAGTTAAGATACGATCAACATCCTCTGGTTGCAGTGAGTGATGTCTTTCCATGGGGATTTCGTGGAATCAATTTTCATCATCAAGAATATAGACAATATACCTGGGAAGAATTAGGAACTCAAGTATACATCATCAATAGAACTGAACTTGACGATTTGCTATCACTACAATATGGAAAGTTTGTACTAAATAACTAAAAAATAGCGCGTAATGACTACAGCTAAAAAAGGCTACTATGGAACAGATGGAGCCTCTGCAGATTCAAAATATAGAAAAAAAATGATTCCTGGCAGTGATGAAGCTTACTTTATGCAGGTTAATAAATCCACTGGAGAAATGGAAGTATGGAACGAAGAATGGGGGCAAGATAGAAAAGTAGCAACTCTCGATAAAGACGGAAATCTTGTGTTCGATAGAACTTTTACTAAAGGTGCAAGAGATTTTGAAGAAAAGTTTTTTGCAACTGATGAGGGAAAAAAAGCAATTAGAGACTTTGCAGAAGAAGTTGTCATCCTTGATAAAACCACTGGAAGAGATAATGATGACCCAAATAAAAAACCAATCCCAGCAGTCGTTGCTAAAACACAAACAGAAGAATTATTAGAAACTGGAAAAGAAACTACTCCAGATGATGCTGATCCACTTGAATTATCTAAAGACGCAATACAAGATGGTCAGGCAGAGTTAGCAGAAATTAAAAATAATATGACGCCAAGATCTGGAAGCAGAACAAAGGCAGGTTCATTCGGATCTTTAACATACCCATTAACCAGAAATTCAAAACAAGATTTTGTAAAATTTACTCTTCTAGAATATAAACCAAAGACCGTTGGTGGTGGTGCTGATGGGAGTGGATTTGGATTTGGTGATAGAGCAAGAGTTGGTCCGAGTGGAGAGACTGCCGGTAGAGTCATACTGGGAGATGTATCTTTGCCAATCCCTGGTGGTATTAAAGATCAAAGTGCTGCTGACTGGCAAGGGAAAGAGATGAATGAAATACAAATTCAAACCTCTGCCTTAGCAAGATCTTTGACTGGTGCTGGAGATGATCCAGGTGCGGTTGCTGGTGAAATTGTGAATAGAATTGGCACCGGTAGTGATGAAGTAAAAAAGGCAATACAAGAATCTCTTGCTGGTAATGCGACAGGAACTGGAAATCAACTATTGACAAGATCAACTGGAATGATAATGAATCCAAACCTTGAATTATTATTTCAAAAACCAACTCTCAGACCATTTACATTTACGTTTGATTTTAGTCCAAGGAGTAAAAAAGAAGCTCTTCAAGTTGTTCAAATAATTAGATTTTTTAAACAGGGGATGTCTCCAATAAGAGAGGCATCAAACTTATTCTTGTTGTCACCTCATACTTTTCAAGTTCATTACATTCTAGGTGGAGATAGTAATAGAGAGCATCCATACATTGGAAAAATGAAAGAGTGTGCTATGACTAATCTTGATGTTGATTATACACCACAGCAAAATTATTCTACACTCAAAGATGGTTTTATGACCAGCTATAGAGTTACAATGCAATTAAAAGAACTTGAACCTGTATTTAATGATGACTATGCAGATGACTCATTCTCATCATTCAGAGAGGATCCTGCAGAACAAGCCGCTCTCAACAACACTTTACCAGCAAGAATAGGTTTCTAAGATGTCAAACTATTTTAGCAAAGTTCCAAATCTCGAATATGTCAGCAGACTTCCTGGTGCTACTATATCGGATTATATCACTGTAAAAAACTTTTTTAAGAAAGGAAAACTAAGAGATGATGTTTTTCAAGAGTTAGCATACTTTTCTAAGTATCAAATAAAAAATAATGACAGACCCGATAATGTTGCATCTCTAGTATATAAGAACTCTAATCTTGACTGGGTTGTATTAGCATCAAACAACATCTTAAATGTTCAAACAGAGTGGCCGATGAGACAATATGATTTTGATAATTACTTGTTGGAAAAATATGGATCTTATGAAAAATTAAATGAGGTGCATCATCACGAAACATATGAAGTAAGAGATCCTAGTAATGGTATTCTGATGGTTCAAGGAGGTCTTCGTGTTGCATCAGATTACTCATTTGAATTTTATAACGGACAAAACATTGTCAAACTTGCTCCTGTTATACCAGTAACAAATCTAGAGTACGAAGAAAAACTCCAGGATGATAAAAGAAATATATTTTTATTGAAACCAAGATACCTAGGTATAGTAAAAGATGATTTAGAAATCATCATGACATATAAAAAAGGATCCAGTCAGTATGTGACTGAATCCTTAAAACGTGGGGATAATATTAGACTATTTCAGTAGATTAATATATGCTGCGATAACCAGAAGGGTCAAACACAACTGGTTATATCTCATCATTCCTCAGCAAGTTTCTGAAAGTAAGACAGGGCATCGTCTTCGTCTGAGTCCACAGACTTAGTAGGAGTGATGTCAGGAGCATTAAAGTCTGCTGCAGGTGCAGGAGGCTTACTTGACTCAAAGTTGGGAGAGAAAGATCCACGACCTTCACTCTCATCTTCCAACTCCTCATCAAAACGACGAGCAGGTGGTTTAGCACCAAGCACCATCTTCAGACGCTTATCCAGGTCTTCATATGACTTGAATTGGTCAGCAGCAGTCAGAGCAGTCAGTGAATACTGCTTCTTCCACAGTGCTTCCAGTGCCTCGTCGTCATCCAGGAGAGGAGATGGTGCAGCAAACTCAGAGGAGTCATAGTTCCAGTAACCTGCAACCTTCTTCAGTTTGAGTTTGAAGTTAGCACCCTGCCAGAAGTCAAAAGGATTGATGGCAGTCTCATCCTCATACTCAGGTTGCATGGCTTCCATGATCTTGTCGAAGATCTTCTTGCCGAACTTGTACAGGAAGACTTGACCTTCGTTCTGAGGGTTTGCTTTGTCCTGCACAACATAGATGTTGGCATAGTAGGACAGTTTGCGCTTCTGCTTACGAACGGTGTCCTTGTCAGAATCAAGGCCACTGTTCCACAGTTCACGGTTGTGCTCAGACACAGGATCTTTCTGACCCATGGTGGTCAGAGAGTTCTCGATGTACCAACCACCAGGACCTTGGAAGGCATGGGAGTACATCTTTGCCCAAGGGAGTTCTTCTCCATCTGGTGCGGGCAGGAAACGGATAACTGCGTATCCATTACCAGTCTTATCCATCTCTGGTTTCCACAGACGGTCATCTCCACCGCCACTAGTATTATTCATCTTCTCGACTTCTTTAACCAGTTTAGAAGTCAGGGAACCAAGAGAGGATTGCTTTTTAAGATTTGCGAAAGACATAGGATTAGTTAGATTTGTACGGATTTGGCTTGTGTGTACCCAGTTATTCTACAGGTCAGAACCAGTCTTGTCAATCTGGTCCTTCATCACCTCAAGCATTTGTGACATGTTATTGAATACCATATTCATGTCGGTCCCTTTCGGGAGACCCATCATAGCTGCGGAATCAACGATCCGCTGTTTCATTTCTTTTGCCTCAGGGTCATCAGACAAACTCAAACGTGCATAAAGAATCTTCTGTTTTTCCAGAAGTGTTTCAAGCATTCCAACATGCTCAAGTTTTTCCTCTTTATCCATCGAAGGAAACTTGAAGACGTTCTTGTAAACGTCATCTTGTATCTCACTTATTGCCGTCATTTCTGCACGGACTACATCGGAATCGAAAAAACTCATTACCCTAAAACGACCTGCTTAAGAATTTTTTTATAACGTGATACCTCAATATTTAGGAACGGCGAATACTTCTTCATCCTCATGCTGACGGTTTCCCACACTGGATCAGATAGTTTATCATCCCAGTTCTTTTTGAATCCAAGTATCCTATCAAGAATGACCAGAGTTTCAATTGATATGTCATCTCTAAGATACGATTTCAGAATGTCTGGATGACGAGATCCATCCATAGAAAACATAGCATCAAAATTATTATCTGAAAAGATCTTCTCTGTCTCTTCCTTAAAAAGATATGAGAGTGATTGAGTTCTCTTCTTCCATGAAGTGTATCTACCTTCACCTTCGCGTATCATTTCTCCTATCCAAAGCTTACTTGGATCAGTGCAGGTGATAAAGTTTGATATGAAGAACTCAATTACTTCTTTGTCGTCTTTATTTCGTGCTAGTTTCTCAAACCAGAAACGATCTTTCCTTTTATAGAAAGACTGAACGGTCGCACGACTCTTTCCACAATACTTGTGATAGTCATACTTCTCTTTCGTGAAGTGGTTCTTCAGAGAGAGGTATTGCTTATAGGCATCAAAGGGCATCATCAAAAAAGTAATAAGGGGATTTTTGGCCGGAAAAATTTTTCGCCCAAAAATGGAATCAAAGAGGCAATCTAGCCCGGGAACTTCTCTTCAGAAAATTAAGTTCTAATGCTTCACATTTAATTTTTTCTTTAAGAGGTTTAGATATAAGTTTCGGAACAGAGTCTAAGTCGATAGCATTCTGTTCACAGAAGTGAACTACTGCATCAATATAACTCATTCCTTCTGTCTTCTGCACTAGGGATTCAATCTCCTGTGCAAACCGTGAGGGGCAGAAGAATTTATTTTCTAGTGCTTTTTCTAGTTCATTCTGCATTCTCTGCCCTAAGATTGTGAGATACAAATTCCTTAATGTAACGTACTAATAGTTTAATATAATCCCCTTTGTTTCTTTTGTCAAATACTTTAACCTCACCACCAGGAGTGACCATGATGGTAATGAGTTTCTTTACAGGGATACCAGTCAACTCATAGTAAGCAGATGCATAGAACATTTCTTGGACGAAATAGTTCTCCAACCACTCTTCTGGTTTAATCTTATCGGATGTTTTAAAATCGATGACTGCGAGTTCGCCTTCGTACTCTCCGATACAGTCAACGCGACCAGCTAATCCAAGATACTCGGAATAGAGGGTCCTTTCTATAGCGTGTATATTATTTATCTTGTCCAGATATGGTCTTGCATGAGCAAACATAAACTTGGTCAGAGGTTTAAAGTCATCCCAGTTTATTTCTTTGTTCAACATATAGAGCTCTGTCGCTGCATGGAAGTCTGTTCCACGCGAGGTTGCTCTCTTTGTAATACGATTGGCTTCTTCAATACCAACTCGCTTCCGCCACTTAACAAAGATCTGTCGGTTGTAGAAAGAAGTTACAGACGTAATAGAAGGCACCCAGTCTCCACTAGGAAGGTTGTAGAGACGGATGCCGTTTGTTTCTTTTTTGTTTAGTTCAAGATCACCGAGATAATTATGATGAATAAAGGTCATAGATTAAGTTCCATCTTCGCAAGTAAGTATTCTTTCACCAGTCCAGAGCGAACAATATCTTCAACGCCGAACTCAACAATATCTACAGAAGGCATGATACGCAAGACTTTCATGAAGTCAGCAATACCATTTCTCTCTCTGTCTTTCAGAAGATCAGACTGAGTAGCATCTCCACAGAACATAATCTTGGAGTCTTGTCCAATCCTCGTAATAATACTATCAAGTTCATGATAGTTTAAGTTCTGGAATTCGTCAACGATGACGATTGCATTATCAAGTGTGGTGCCACGAATGAAAGATGTAGACCAGAATGAGATAGTTCCCTGAGTCTTAAGGTTACCATACAGCATCTCAAAGTCAGAGTCTGTAGGCATCTCAAACATATACTTCACCATATTCTTGTATGGAATCTGGTAAAGAGAGGACTTATCCTCATGATCTCCAGGAAGAAATCCAATCTCTCTGGTGGCCACAAGCGATCTTACAAGGTAGATCTTTTCATAGGGAGTCTTTTCATCTAGAACATCTTTGAGAGCGTTGTAGAGAGTGATGAAGGTCTTACCTGTACCAGCTACACCATATGCCACAAGATTCTGATCGTTCTTGTAGCAGCGGAAGAGTTCCTCCTGATTAGTTGTCAGGGGTTCAATCTTCCTCATTAAGTCTGAGTTGATTGGTTTCTTTCGTTTCATTTGTCTGTTGGACATTCCGAATGGAACTGGAGTCTGGGTCTTTCTTTTTGCGGGCATAAGCTGAGTTAAAAGTTAGAAGGAGTAGTCGCGGTGTTTCCGAACGTTAGCACCCGGTTGTTTAGATGCACGGTCCAGAACTTCATTCCAACCGCTCGACTTTGCTTCTCCTGTCCACTTAAACTCTGTGGATTGACCTGCACATCCTTCCGACCAATCCTTATCCCATCCTGGATTCTCTTCTTTCCATTCAGCATACTGCTTCATGGTCATGTGCAGTTCTTTCTTTTCTTTCGTTTCTAAATTAATAACTGGGTACGTTGGCATAAACGTTCAATCCTTTTCTAATATTTATTAAATCCACTCCATCGCCTCAGCGACAGCGGGGAACTGTTCGATAAAGATCTCCTTCGCACTCAGAGCAAGATCCATGTGCTCCTTCTGTGTTCCATTAGCAGAACGCAAATCAATATAATGAATCCATGATCTTACTGAGCCCGTCATGTAAATTTTTGTGGGTACGGCCAAAGGAAGCACAAAACGAGCACACTCCTTTGCCACTCCACGTCCCAGCATCTGCTGATAGAGTGCCATGGAAGAATCGAAAAGAGTTTGCATCTGAAGTTCCAGATTCTGAACATCGAATGGATCTAAATCATCAATCGAGTTCTGACGATTCTTCT